TGCGGCGACGTTTCCGGCAGATCCATCGGGCTGCGCTCGGCCACGTAGTCGTTCAGCCACTGGCGGGTCTTCGCTACCAGCGCCGTGACGCGGCGCGCATCGAACGGCATCAGGCCGGCGCCGAGACGCGCCGATTGCGAGTTGACCAACTCGATGTACCCGGCGCGCAGCAGGCGCACAACGTGATCCCATTCATCCGATTCCATGTCGCGCATGGCCGGGAACGGCTGGATTGGGTGCAGCATGGGGTGCGACTCGGGCAGATCGAGTTGCGGCTGATCGAGGATGTAGGCCAGCGCCTTGTCGATGTCCGTCAGGTAGTTCTGCAACCTCGCCATATCGAACTCGTTGACGAACGCCACGTTCGACGACACCGACATCTGCACCTCGCCCGCGTAACGAGCGATCTTGTCGGCGAGGTAGGTGACGTCTATGTTGTACACACCGGCAGGAAACAGGTTTTGCGAATCAGCCATGATGGCCTCCATGAAAGTTAACGGGACACTCCGCGCACCTTCTCAACGGTCCGCGCGGCACCGATACCAAGGATCGCCATCAACAGCACGACCAATGCCTCGGTATCCAACAGCGGCGGCGGGGTCAGGTCAACCGGAACCCACTGCCGCGCCTGCATCATCGCCCATCCCCATGTCAGTAGTGGGTAGATGACGTACTGGTAAACCAACCCGGCCACGCCGCACCATCCAACGGCGGGGCGCCAGCCGGCAACAAACACCGACGCATGCTGCGCCTCGGCCTTGTTGACCTCGATCTGACCTTGCAACAGGCCAGCCTCGACCTTTGCCGCCTCAATGCCGAGCTTTTGTGCCTCTAGTGCTGCTTGTGCCTTCTCGGCGTCGCTTGTGTGCAAGTTGTCAATGATCTGCCCGACGGTTTGCACAATCCCGCCGATTAACGCCGCTTGAATCATGATGCCTCCCGCAGCGTGCGATTGATCCACCCGAGCAGAAACTTTGCCTGCGACCTGTCGCGGTTGACGATCTCGGCATACCTGGCGATCTTGGCGATGGTGTAACGCGCCATGAATGCGTCTTCATCCTGCGCGTTGACGGCACTCACCGTAATCGGCCCCATCACACCGTCAGGAGTTGTGCCCACAACGATCTGCGCGAGCCTGATGGCGGTCCTGAAACCACCATTTACCGCAAAGTCGAACAGCGTTTCAGCCACTCGCTGATGCGAGATATCGTCGCCTTTGACCTGATCCCAGAACTGCTGCCGGTAGAACTCGCGCACAAGCGGAGTCGGAGGAATCTCGTTGCGGTCAACGTGCGCCCATCCCTGCCAGCGCGGCCATGCGTTGCGAGCAATCCCGGCATAGGTCTGCCCGCCGCGATCTCCTGCGACTTCGTGCAGGACGTATCCACCCTCATTGCGGATCATCCGTTCATATGCTGGCAGGAAGTCAGCCATCACCACTCGCTCTCGTTGTCCCAGTGGCGCCGCGTTGGCGTCGTTGCGGGCTTGTCCTTCTTCGTGCACTTGCTCGCCGGCACGTAGTACCCGCAGTAGGCAGGCGTCCAGTGCGGATCACTGGTGCCGTCCATCATCGATCCGCCATGCGCAGGAACGGATGCCATGTACCTCGCGCAGTGCGACCGCATGGAGCAGTGAATCTGCGGCTCGCAGCGAGCGATGGAGCTATCCAGGAAAACCCTATCGCTGCGGGGTTCGTGACGGTCGCTCACAGCAACTCCACCTGTCCTAGCAGCGTGCGCACCTGCCGGGTGTCGCAGTCGTGCACCGACTCGACCCGCACCATGCGCCCACCCAACCTGGGCACAACCTCCCAGTTCCCGAGGTCGTACTTGCCGACGCCGCGCGTAATGCCTTGCATCTGCCCACCGTCCAAGCGTCGAATCTGCGCGTCGCGGCGCACGCCGTCCGCGTCGATGGTGTAGGCCACCAATCTGACGAAGTTGCAGTCTCGGCGCTTGTCGGCTTCCATGTGAATGACGGCGCGCTGATCGTCCACGTCAACGACGCGCACCTTGGCGACGATTACCGGGCGCAGGCCGTCGTACCAGTCGCCGGCAAGGTCTGACATGATCGGCGCGACAGGCGCCATCAGCAGCCCGAGCACGACCCCGAGGGCAAGCGTAGACGGCGTGATGAGGTCTTTCACTTGATGGCGCCGGTCTTTACGAGCCACACGATGCCAGCGGTCGTCACGGCGATCACCACAGTGGTAAGGATGCGCTTGCCTATCCATTGCGATGCATGGTTGTCAGCGTGCGCGGCCAGTTCCTTGAACCCGCGCTCCCAGAACCGCTGCGTGACTTGATCATCAGATAGAACTCGGCGTAGCGCAGTCTCGACAGCCCTTGCGATGCGCTCGTCATCACCATCCATCTCAAGTCACCGTGTACAGGCCCGAGGCGTTGAACGTCAGCTCCAGCGACTCACCGGCATCAAGCGTGATGCTCGACCCGTAATCGAACCAGCACACCAACGGATCGCCCGCCACCGTGTCGTCGTACACCACGACGTACCGGAACGGGCCAGTCGTGCCGCCCGTGCTGGTCAGCGTGATGTCGTTGAAGTCCAGCGTGTACGTGCCGCCAGTCTGCGCCTCCGTCGCCGTCGTCAGGTTCCGGCTGGACAGGTTCGTGTACGCAATCTGCGTCAGGTCGCCGAGCACCGTATTTGCCGCACTCGGGGCACTGTTCGTCAGAGCAATCACGAACTGGTCAGAGCCGACGTTGGCCCCTTCCTGCATGAACTCAACCCATGAGTTGAACTTGTTGTACGTAGCCATTTAGTTACTCCAGACCAACCGCGCGACCTTCGGCGTCACGCATAACCTTGCGGCTGACGCCGCCCCTTTCTACCGCAACCGCCCGTCCAGTCTCGTCGCGCACGATCTTCGGAGTTGTATTACGCCACTCTTCGATGACAGCAGACTTGATGTCGTCCACCATCTTCATGCGCGCGATCTGCTGGTTTGCCTCAATCTGAGCCTGAGTCTTGGCAAGCTCAACCTGCCCCTCGTACTCTGTCTTCCACCGCTCAAACTCAAGTTTCTGCGCCTCGATGCGGGCCTGCGATTCTTTCTCGATTGCCGCCAGTTGAGCCTCTAGCTGCGCCTTGTGCTGCTGCTGGCGTGCCTCGTATTCCTGGCGATTCTGATCCACTTGCAACTGCATCGCCATGCGCTCGCGCTCCAACTCGGCATCAGCCTGCGCCTTGAGTTGATCCTGCTGCGCCTGGAACTGGATTTTCTGCGCCTCGGCCTGCATGCGCAACTGCTCGCGCTGCACCTCGGGCGGAATCTGCGGAGGCTGCGGCTGCGCAGTCGCCGGGTCTTGCCAAAACTCCTCGGCCAGCTTGAAACCTGCATTCTGGGTCAGCCGCTTCATCGTCGCATAGATATGCGCCGGAGTAGCCAACCCGATAGCCATCGCCTGCTTCTGCTCCTGAAGGATCATCATCAGATGCGCCATCGTCTGATCCTTGTTGCCGGTGCCGATGCCGACCGTGACCTCCATGTCTCGCCGAGATTTCCAGTGCCGAGGGTCAATCGGCACCCACTGATTGCGCAGCTTCACCAATTCCTGCTGGCGGGTGAACTTGGTGCTCATCGCATGAATGATGATCATCAGCGACTTCATGCCAGTCTCGGCAAACATCCTCGCAATCAACTCGATGCGCTGATTCGCCGCCTGCTGCATCTGATTCACGACGCCCGTCTGAGTCTTGCTCAGGACGTTGGCATCCAGCCCTTGCGTGTACCTGCTCACCCCGGTGCGGTTCTCGCGCACCGTGTCGATGTAGCCCACAGCCTCAAGGATTGACGAACCCGTCTGCGGTTGAACCAGAGGCATGATCGCGCTCGCCGGGTCGCCCTGCACGCGCACGATGCCACCAGGCCGCGTCACCAGCAGATCATCCAGATTTACCCGCGTAACGTCGATGGCCTGCCGCGTCGCGTTTGCCAGATACATCTGGTCTAGGAAACCGCGAACCAGCACCGTGCGAATGCGCTGCAAGTCCTTGACCGCATCGCGCGCAGACATACCGATGTGCTCATGCGGCAGACGGTAGGGAGTCCACGCCGCCACCGGGATCAGGTCGTCCTCCTCGTCCTCCAGGATCGTGGAGCCGACAACCACCACCCGGCGAAGTTCTGCGATCCCGTCGCCGTCAGAGTCGAAGCGAATCCACACACGACGAACCCGCACCTTGCGGCTCGCCGGGTCAATAGTGCGCTCGCGGGCCTCGTCCTGTAGCCACTCGTCCAACGACAGGCGCTGTTCGTACACCTCGTCGCCGCCCTCGTCAGAGATGTTGTCCTCGACCTCGAGACCTTCCTCACGAAGCTCAGTGATCGAACGCCACTCGACGATCTCGACAAACGTGGCCTCTTGCAGATCAATGTCGGGATGGTCCGCCGACACATACACGCGCTCAGGCGGAATGTTGCGCACACGGATGCAGCCGTACTCAGTGCGCTTGCGTACCGCTACGTCGTGCGTGATGACCTGATAGCCGTCATCGAACACCTGAACAGCCTGCGAGTGCTCAGTAACCTCGACCTCCGGGTTCTGCGCCAGCAGCGTGAACTCGTCGTCAGTCAGGCCACGGTACTGCTCTAGCTGCGTCGTGTCGCGCGTCTCATACGACGCGATCACGTACCCGTTCTTTTGCAGCAGACCGTCGTGCAACCAGTCGTTGATGATCTGAAACCCGTTGTTCTTGCGCAACAGAACGTGATTGCACCATTCTGTTTCCTGCTCCGCCGCCTGCTCGTCCTCGGGGCCGACCGGGGTGAACTTCACCACGTCATCGCCGGCAAAAAACACTTTCAGCAGACTCGGCTTGATCCACTCCACCGTGTCATGCACGTCGCGCATGACCACTTGCGAGCGACCCTCCACCTCGTCGCCGTAGGGCTCGCCCATGTACTCATCGAGCGCAGTCTGCCGCTCCTCTTGGAGCGCGCCAAAGCCCGTGGCGAGGCTTTCGTGATGCTCGATTGCGCCCAAGATGTCCATTAGTCAGCCTTCATCCATTCTTTTTGCACCGCGCGTTCCTCGTCAGCACTGAAGCACGTCCGCACCCGGCACCGACCGTCGTCATGGCGCTGCGACAGCACGCACCACGCGCCGCGCTCGTCACGGTATCGCTCGACGCGAATCTCACCCCACATGCTGCTTCCTCGGCCTGCCAACGGGACGCGGCACCGGCCTTGCCTCTAGCTGCTCAATGCGCGCCAGCGCCTTCGCTAGCTCGGCCTGCAACTCGGCCACGCGAGCAGTCAGGGCCTCGATCCTGCGCACGACCTCGGCACCGAATGCGTTCGTCAGCATCCGCCGCCTCTATCGTCAGTGTGGTTGAAGTGTTTCGTGCTCATGCCTCGCTGCTACAGGGTCTCGCTGTCGCCGCGACTGGCATGGCCTTAGTCGCACCGGGTCGCCGCACGGGTTCCGGTCGCGTGCATAGTATAAGCTAACCTCATACCGTCGCAAGGTTCGGGTATCGAATCGGCGTGTTCTGCACCGCAGGCCGCACGAACTCCAGCCCTCGACCGATCATGCTCAGCACGTCAACCGCGTCATCGTGCTTGCCTGCCGGGAACCTCAACGCCTGCCCGATCACATCGGACTTCCAGCTAGCGTCGCGCGGAAACCACAGTTTGCCCATAGACGCTAACGCCTGAATGCCGCGTGCGCGCGTTGGCTTGTCGCTGATGCTCGGCAGCCACTCCAGCCGGCAGTACGCCCGTCGTTCATCCATCCGGCGCAGCAGGAACGGCTCGACCGCGCGGCGGATCGGCCCGGACTCGCCGAACCACACCAGAGGCTTGTGCTGTGCGATCAGGTCGCACATGCGCTCGATCCAGACATCGGAACTGGTTTGCCCTCGCCACCAGTCGAGCACGAACAAGTTGCCAGCCGGGTCGGCGCCAAAGATGCCTAGCTCGGTGTAGTCGCCGCCAGAGTCTGTCACGGCGAAGTCTGCCGCACCGTACACCTGTAACTGCTGTGGCGCCTTCAGGTACTCAACGAACCACTCACGCTTGAAGAAGTCGCCTTCCTCGCTGGCAGGCTGCTGCTGGTACAAGGCGTTCCACGATCGCACGTCGCGCTTGGCTTGCGTCACCATCTCGTCGGTAAACCACTCCGGCCACAGACGCTCACCTACAGCGCGCCCTAGCGGATCGTTCGGCATCGCCTCCATCGGTAGCTCGATCAGATGCCACTGATCGAGCTCGCGCTCAAGAATCCTGCCGCCGAGGTCGTCCTCGTGCCACCGCGTCATCACGACGATCTGCCGCGCACCGGGCTTTAGGCGGGTCAGCAAGTCATTGACGTACCAGTCCCACGCCTTTTCTCGACTGCGCTCGCTGTCGGCGTCCTCTCGGCTCTTGACCGGATCGTCGATCACGGCCAGGTCAGCACGCCGGCCCGTGATGGCGCCACCAACGCCAGCCGCGAAGTATTCGCCACCCTTGTCTGTGTCCCACCGTCCCGCCGCCGCACTGTCCTGCGCCACGCCGACGCCGAACACGGCCCTGAACTCATCGCTCATCACGATGTTGCGCACGCGACGCCCGAACCGCTCGGCCAGCGTGTCAGTGTGACTCGCCGCAATCACTGATAGCTGCGGGTTCCTTCCCAAGAACCACGCAGGGAACTCGACGCTCGTGTACGTGCTCTTGGCGCTGCCAGGCGGCATGCACACCATCAAGCGCCGTATGTCGCCTCGCTCGACTGCCTCTAGCTTGTCGATCAGCAGCGCGTGATGCTTCGCCGGCTTATAGCCAGCCTTGCGGTACTCAATGAACCGGGCGAGACTCGTCTGCGCCTCGATCCTGCGGTTTAGCTCCAGCAAGCATCGCCGCAATTCGATCTCGGAGTTCATCTAGGCTGCACTCCTCGACAGACTTCTTTTGCGTCACCTCGACCGACTGCACCGCCTTGCCGTCTAGCCGATCAGCAAGCATTTGCACGGCCCATTGCACGCCACTCGCTGCGTTGATAAGCAACGACTCAGCCGCTTGGCGCACAAGCTCACCATTGTTTTGTGCCACCGCTCTACGCAGCGCAGCATCGAACAGCTTTTGTCCGTTAGCCATTACTAACTTCTTGTCGCTCTAGCGATTTTGACGTTAGCGCACACTTACTTGCGCTTGCCGCCGCCGCGCTTTTTCTTGACGCACCCCATGATGCTCTCCCACAAAAGCGAACGGCCCCATTGTAGGGGCCGCTCTATTCGCAGTCTAGGTGAACGTCAACCCCGACACACGCGCGAGTGTCGCACCTAGCCGTATCTGGGTTACTGCGCATGCGTGTAGTGTAGCACGCTATTTGGTGGGAGGCGGTGCGTAGTAAGTCTGCCTAGCGCCGTGCATGCACTTCTAGCGGCCTAGTTTCCTAGACCGCCTCCCGAAACTTAAGCGCTCAGATACCGAGCGACCAAAATGTCGCGGCGTTCTTTGCTCTCAAACCACTCCCAGTGGTCAGAAATCAGTCGGCGCGACGCATCCGACTTAAATTGCAAACCATAGCCCTTGCGTCCAGTGCCTTGCACGTTGTCCGTTTCGTGCAAGTTAAGCGTGTAGTGATGCTTGTTGCTTTCGCCGCAGATCGAGGCGTACACGGTACCAGCGGTTCCAGTCATCATTTTTTCTCTCCGGTTGCGTTGTCGATGACTTAACTATGCCGGAACTACACGCACACGTCTATTTGATTGTTCCAATAGCACGCAACCGCTCGATAGTCACCGCCAATGCGTCAAGCTCGTCCATCTTGCGCACGGCCCACGCTCGTTTTTGCCCGTGCCAGCCCATGATCGGCCCCCGATGACACTCCGCGCACAGTGCAATGCAAGTGTAGTGAGACTGCTGGCGGATATGGTGGCATTCGCTCGGCCCAGGCGCGTCGCAGACGCTGCACGGGAGGATCGCCACAGCGTCTAGGTGGTCGAGCTCGTCACGCGTCTTTGGTCTGTGGTTCTTGCTATGCATACAAAAACCTGTCTACGTGGCCTCGTTTAAGAATTTGCATGCAGCATCAAGTATTTTCTTTTGCCAACCCAGACCCATAAATACAAACGCATCTCCGTTTTTTCGTGGGCGCCCCGTGCCAAGGCCAAACCTGCGCGCCGTCATGTCAACCGTGACCCATCGGCCATTTTTGCCAAGCAGCACGCAGTCAAAATGCACAGTCGATGCCTCCGTTCCGACGGGCGGCGACCAACCATCAGGGAGGAACGTCATTAGCTTTGCCATTTTTCTCGGATCGCTGCTGCAAAATCCGCTCCACTAGCCGGAACGTCAGCACGTTGCGGCTCCATCCATGCGCACAAATCGTCAATGACCGCCGACACAGCCGCACGTGCGTAATCACGCATGTCGTCGTCGGTGTAGCCAGGAGTGTTTGAGTAGTAGGGCCCTTCATACTCGTGCTGGCACCAGACCTTCCAGTCTGTTTCCGGCAGCGGCGGCATTTCGTTGTCCATGACCAAAATGGCTTACGCCCTGTAGTAGTTGTCAATCTGTTGTTTGGCTTGCGCCCAATTTTGGGCATCAATGACAAGCGTATGCACGCCGCCGCTCTTGTTGTTGTAGTCAATGGCAAGAATGCCAGGGTTGCCCTTGGTGGGCTTGATGAGGCTCAGACCCTTGATTTGGGCCGCGCGGACTACGTATTGAGCGTTGGTCATTTCAGTTCCCCCGTTGCGATGTAGTGACTGTGCCAAAGATACGCGTAACCGTCTATTTGATTTCTTCTATCGCAGCCTCGCCGTCAGTAGCATCGCCCATCACCGCTCGCACGGCCCGCAGCGCGCTATCAACGTCAGTCACCACCGCTACCGGACACTCGCCGGCCAGCATCGTGAACTGCACCTGATCCTCGGTCAGCGTCCAACGCTTGGCGCCGTCCTTCACCTCCATCGGAAGCCAGTGCGTGCCGCGAGGTGGGCGTACCAGTAGATCGACGGGCCACTTGATGTTCCACACCACGCACCCGATCTCGCGCAGCGCCTTAACGATTTCAGGCTGATTGTCGTCAGCGCGTGCCGCGTGTCGCATACGCCTCTATGAACGCTGCCGCGACTTGCGGGACGATGGCATTGCCGGCCCCGCGAAGAATGCCTACTCGACTAGACGCGGCATTGGCGTCGATGGTTGCCTGCCCGTGCGCTTCAGCATCGCGTGCCAGAACGAGTGACAGTTCACGCAAAGAACTTGCAGATTGGCTGCTGCGTTGTTCTTCGGATTCCCGTCGATATGGTGCGTGCAAGTTTCGACAGTAGATCCGCAGGCACTGCATGGTCCGTTCGTGAGCTTCTGTGCTCTCTTTCGTCCAGCCGCAGCCGTCGGAGGCTCTGTAGCGTGCTGCCTCAACGTCGAGCAAGAAATTGAGCAAAACCGGCGCCGGTTGAAAGCTCCAACGTCCTCCAACCTGCCAGAACTCAGGCGTTTGCGAGTGAACAAAGTCCCGCACCATTCGCAGCACTTGGCCGGCGTCTGTTTGGTGTTGTTTGCCATAAGCTTCAATCCTCATCATGGCCTGCGCTTCGATGGAGCGCACATTAGCCAAGTGCGATTGTAGCCCATTAGAAAGAGGGAAAAGGCCGGGTTGAGTTGGCCGCGCTTTTCCGTCGGAGCAGGCGAGCCACTCAAGGTCGCGCCAAGGACTTGCCTGCCAAGCAGCGCATTCACCGGCACGTTCTCGAGACTCGTCGCGCCGTCCTTCCAGTCCCGAGTCGTTGGGGTCGCCCATCCCGCATACCTCGCCGCCTCGGTCAGCGTCGTTCCCGCGTGATGCTTGCTGTCGGGGTTGCTGCGGTTCGCCGTCGCGTTCGCTGAAAAGTGATCCTGCGCTGTTGGCGTTGGCCAACTCCATAACTCCACAACCTTCCGGCTGTAGTCGTTGTTCCCAGCCGCGTTGCAGCCATCCGGCCCCGGCTTTGCTGGCGTGCCGGCCATCGGCATCGGCCATGACGCCAGATGCGCCGCGCTTGACAACATCAAGTCGCCCTTGCTGCCACGCTGATTCGGCCAGCCTTTCTCGCCGTCCGATGCTCGGGCTGTCGGCCACCCAGTACAACCGCTGCCGGATATGCGGAGCCCCGACTGAGTGTGCGCCGATATCACACGCCGCAGCGGCGTAACCTTCGCCTTCCATGTCTGCTGCCACATGGTCGAACCACGCATATCCAGCAGCGCCTGCAACTTGCTCGCCAAAGACTGAATCAGGGCGACACTCTTGGATGAGGCGGAAGAACGCAGGCCATAAGTGGCGCTCATCGTCGCTGCCACGCTGTTTCCCCGCCGCGCTGAACGGCTGGCAGGGGCAACTTCCAGTCCAAACAGGTCGGTCGTCTGACCACCCTGCAAGCCGCAAGGCGTAACTCCACCCTCCGATTCCTGCGAAGAAGTGGCACTGGGTGTATCCAACAAGGTCATCTGGCTTGACATCGACAATGCTCCGCTCGTCTACGTCGCCTGGCGCGATGTGCCCAGCAGCAATCAGGTTGCGCAGCCATTGCGCAGCGTACGGCTCGAACTCGTTGTAGTACGCGGCCATGCCTGCTCAATATTCCTCGATGCGCCCGCCAACCTGCCTGCGATACATCTCGGCCTTGGTCCACGTAGGCAGCGGATCGCTGGCATGCTCTACGCCGTCAACCACCCAGAACACTCGCCAGTACCGCATATCGCTCTCCTGTCTATGCGAACAATGTGACGCAGACAGACGCATGCGCCTATTTGATTTTCGCTATCAGTCAAGCATCACCGCATAGCCCACACGCTAGACCCAGGCGCCATCCGCAACCTACGCTTGCCTTGTCTGATCTTGCAGATCGTAGCCTTCGTCACCCCGTACCGCTTCGCCAGCGCAGGGCTCGCCTCGTTGCTCGTCATGATCGCCAGCACGTCCTCGTCGCTGATCTTAGCCCGCGCCGCTCCCGTCTTCGCCCTCGACGCTTGCGCAGCTACCGTGCTCATGCGCCCAGACTTCGCCATGTAGGCGCCCCACAACTTGCTGTTGCCGGTACGGATGTGCTCAGGATTGCAGCACCCCTCGGTGCCGCACGTGTTGTAAGCGCGCCACCCACGATCCAGGCGAAGCCCTTGCAGCGCAGCAACGATCCTCGGCACCGACATTACCCTAGCCTGCGGCGGGAACCATGCCGTCGGCGTGCGATGGTGCGCTTCCCGGCTGCGGTTGTACGCCTGCGCCCACACCCAGCAGTCAGTGATCGGGTCGATCTTGCACCGCTCGAGCACATGATCGAGCGTGTAGATGCCGCTACCGTGCGCGCCCATTACACGCGCTCCCACAGGCACACCCTACGATCGCCTACACGGTACACGACTACCCTAGCCTGCCTTCGCGCCTCCAACGCCACCAGGGCCTCGTAGACGCGTTCTAGCGGCATCCCTGCGCGCCGGGCTATGTCGCTGGCGCACTCGGCGCCGTCTGATGGTAAGGCTTCGTAGATGGTCATGCGGTTCCGTCGAACATCAGCTCTTCGTTCGGCGCCTCGAACCGATGGCCGGCGGCAGCGGCGGCAACGTTCTTCACGGCCTGCCGGTAGTAGCTGGCCTTCAACTCCGCGCCAACGCCGCGCCGGCCAAGCATGACCGGGCTGTAGACCTCGGAGCCGACACCCATGAACGGTGTGAACACCGTCTCGCCCGGGTTGCTGAACAACTGCACGCAGCGGTCGATCACGTCAAGCTGCAGCGGGTGAACGTGCTTCTCGTCCTCGCTGTCGCGAGCCTCCTGATACGGCAGCACGCGCTGCATGCGGATGTCGTCCCACATGCAGTCGGCGTACTGTCGCCAGATCCAGTGCGAAAACCTGTTCTCGGTCTGCTTGCCAGTCCAGCCGCGGTACGGCAGCACATCGGCAGGCGGCACGCGCTCGCCTGCGTACTCGAGCATGCCGACCGGGTGCGCCACCGGCACCTGGTTCGTGCCGCGCTTCCTGAAGGTCAGAAGCTGATCGCCGGCCGCGACGCCGCAGTCGATGCTGTCGGCCACGAGCGAGGCGTGCGCTAGGTTCTTCTGCATCGTGCGCAGGCGAACCGCGAGCGGCTCTTTCCAGATCATGCGCCGGCCGGTGAAGTGCCAGCCCTCGCGCTCGTGCAGGCGGATGATGTCGCCGGGGAAGTCGATGTAGCTGTCGGTGCCGCTGTTGCTGCGCGGCACGTCCATCGCGTGCACGCAAGTGATACGCCCAGGCATCGTGATGCGCGCAAGCTCGCGCACGACGAATGCGTAGTGGTCAAAGAACGCCTCGTAGTTGTCGTTGTTCGACAGGTCGCGGTCGTTGCTGCTGTAGTGGTACAGGCCACCGAACGGCGGCGAGTAGATCGACAGGTGCACACAGGCGTCAGGCATGCCATGCATGACCTCGATGCAGTCTCCGTTGTAGATGGCGTACTTGTCGGTGATGACCTGATCGCTGACCATTACTTGGTGCTCCTGATGCCGAACGTGCCGCCAGCGGCGCACGCGAGCGCTAGGCGGATGCAGACCGCCGCAAGGTCAAGAGCCTCGTGCTTGATGGCGCCGAGCTTGTTGCTGCGCACGGCGTCAACCAGCTCGGTCCACTCCTCAAGCGCGACGCCGAGCGCCTCGTGCGTAGATGCAAACTGGCCGTAACGATCGGTCGCCGCGTCGATGCGCTTGGCGATCTCGAACAACGCCTCGGACTCCTGTTCGTTCTTCGCCATGTAGGCGTGGAACAGGTCTGTCATGCTGCTGTCAGCCATTGCGGGATCTCCTGCTGTAGGGTGAAGTTGCTCGCTCGCGCGATGGACATAGCCGAGTTCATTTCGGCCACGAGGTTTGAAAACATCTGGTCGGCCTGCGCCGCCTTGCGCTGCAAGTTCTTCAGCACGCCGCGCTCACCTTCGGTCGTCACGATGTCAACGCGGACCTCGTTCTTCTGACCGAAACGCCAGCAGCGGCGCACTCCTTGGTAGTACTGCTCGAACGAGTGCGACGGGAAGAACGTGATGTGCGAGCAGTGCTGATAGTTCAGCCCCCAAGCGCCGATCACTGGCTTCGTGATGAGCACGCGCGCCTCGCCGTTGGCAAACGCTAGTAGCTTTTCTTCCTTTGCGTCGTCGCTGTCTTTGCCGCTGACCTGGATCGCGTCCGGAATGCGCTTTGCCAGCGCGTCGCCTTCGTCGTTTAAGTGGCACCACACTAGCGCCGGCTTGCCGGTGTCGTTGACCAGACGCGCCACCATGTCGCACCGCTCGGCGATCGTGCGGCGGCGTTCGTCGCGCTGCTCTTTCAGGCCAGCGGCAGGCAGCGCGAACAGCATTCCTTCGGGCGGCGTGTCCACTTCGACCAAGTGCTCGCGCTCGACCAGTGGCGGCAGCACAAAGCGCGCATCATCGAAGCCAAGGTCAGATGGCCGGCGCATAGCACGCGCCCACGAGCAGACCCACCGCCAGAACGGAAGCTCGGCGTGACCCTTCAGGCGCCACTTGATAACTTCGCCGCGCATGCGCCCCTGCGCGCTGTTGTTCAGGTCGTTTTTGAAGAACCGATTGAGCATGTCCATGTAGCCGAGATACCCGAGTGCCTCGGAGGACGTGCCAAGCTCTGTGAAATCGTTCGGCGCCGCGGTGGCCGTTGCGAGCAGGCGGTACGGCAGCTTGCGCGCGAATGCCGTGATGGCGCCGCGCGTCGTGCCGTCGTAGCTCTTGAGAATGCTCGACTCGTCGCAAGCGATGCCGGCGAACTGCGCCGGGTCGAACAGGTGCAACTTCTCGTAGTTTGTGATCGTGATGTGGCTGTGCGCCTTGCCGTCACGCGACACACGTGCTTCGATGCCGAACCGTTCAGCCTCGGCGGCGATCTGGTGCGTGACAGCCAGCGGCGTAAGCAACAGCACGCGGCCGTTGGTCTTGCGCACCACGTTATCGGCCCACACGAGTTCCATCGCGGTTTTGCCTAGACCGCAGTCGGCAAAGATGCCGGCGCGGCCTTTGCGAAGCGCCCACGTCACGAGCGCAGCTTGGAAGTCGAACATCCACGACGGCACGTCGATAGGTTCGAAGCCGTGATTGCCTTCCAGCTGCGCCTTGCGATCGAGGAATGCGGCATAGGTTGCCCCGGCCTGGGTTGCAGATGTTTGCTCTCCACAGCCGACAGCCGGACCCACAGTAGCTACTGGTGGCCGGGGCGAAACTTGTGTTTGTGTGTCCATGCCGCGCATGTTGCCAGCGGTGCGCGCATGCGTCTATTTGATTGTTGCTATCGCTACTGAACGCGCCTTAGCTTCAACTGCTGCGCTAGCTGCTTGACGCTATCCGGCGCCGCCACTGCCTTCGCCCGGTGCTCGTCCAGGTCGCGCAGATATTCGTTCGTCGCCGCGACGCGCTCGTTTGCTATCTTCTTGTCCCGAAGCGGGTACACGTCGCGCCAGCAGTTCATGATGCTCTGATCCAGGCACGCCTGCGGATCGTGGCCGGCCTGCTTCAGCTTGACTAGCTCGCGCAGGATCAGCTTTTCTGCATACGGGGTCAGCGGGGCCTTGATCTTGCGGCGCATCTCGCGGAATGCTTCCCACGACTCGGCGTTGATCCACTCAAGCATTGCGCACCACCACAACGCGATTGATAGCCCATGCCCACAACGCGCCACCGGCCACCTTCGCCACAAACTGCATCGCCACGATGTGCGGCATCAAGGCGCCAAACGCCAGCGTCATAAGCGAGTGGCGAGGTGTTATAGGTGTTCCGTGGTAGTGAATCACAGCACTAGCAATCTGCTTCTAGGTGAACGGTTGAGGTGCGAAGCAAAGCCAACCCTGCACAGAGTTCGCTTCGCGTCTGCTTCCCGGAGCCACGGCATCGGAACGCTCGACAGCGGTCGGTGACAGTCACCGCTGTTCCAGATCCTTTGCCGGCACTGCACGCCAGCCCTCACGGGCGATCTGGTCACGCCAAAACCCATCAGGCCGCATGTGCCGGCTGCGGCTGTTGTCCCGAGCGCCGTCGTCCACTCTCGGAACCTCCAAAAGCAAAACCCCGGACTACTTTGGTGGGGCGTGGCCCTTGGCGTGGGCAATGACTAGCTCGGCTCAGGATCGAGGTTGTCACCACACACGCCCCACCAAAACAGTCGCGGGGTTGCGCCTGAGCTTCGCCAGGCTGCCACACCTGACACTCACACTATACATCAGGCTACTTCGCCTTGACAAGCCTGTAGGCTTTGAACCGCGCGCCGCGCGACTCCACCCACTTGTCGATGATCGTGTGCCCGTCCCGGCGCCACTCGCTTACACGCTGCGATAGCGTCATGATGCGGCACTTCTGCATGGCGTCGAGGGGCGTCACCCACTGACGGGCGAGCAGGCGAAACAGGGCGGCCTTTTTGGTGTGGTTCATCTGCAAGCTCCAAAAAAAAGCCCGCCGACATTGCTGCCAGGCGGGCGAAGTCGCATTACACGACCGGAGGAGACGCGGATGGAACCGCGCCATCAGTCTGACGGATGCGCTCGATCTCGTCAAGCGCAGCAATCAACCGCTCGCACGTCCTGACGCCAGGGTTCGGCATCGCGCCCGTCGAGATACGAGAGATCGTCATGTAGTTGACGTTGGCTCGCTTGGACGCTTCGCGCCAGATGTTGCCGCCCTTGAGACGGTGCAATCGGGCGATGAGTGGGTCGAGGATCTGCATAGTCACAACCAGTCTTCAAAGCATTCGCGCACAAGCGAGTCAAAGTCGTCCCTTGCGGCGTCCCATGCGGCGGCCCTTGCGGCGTTCCATGCGGCGGCGTTCCATGCGGCGGCCCTTGCGGCGTCCCATGCGGCGGCCCTTGCGGCGTTTAATGCGGAGCCCCATGCGGCGTCCCTTGCGGCGGCCCATGCGGCGTCCCCTGAGGCGGCCCTTGCGGCGGCCCATGCGGCGTCCCTTGCGGCGGCCATCGAGGCTTCATCACCCATCAAGTAATCGAGAACCACATCTGGCGCGTCCCATAGATGCACGACGCGCAGTGCCTGCTGCCGCGCGAAATACCGCAACATGTCCGTCGCGTCCATGCGGGCAACGATGGTCCGCTCGCTGCATGCCAGCTTGTCACGTGGATTTCCATCATAGGCAATGGACCCTCCGCACTCCACCAGGCACAACACAGGCCCAGGAGCGTATTGCAAAGCATCGAAAGGGTGCTCGCTGGCGTGCAATCCAGACTCGCACGGCACGACTGGTCCGGTATGCAACAGTTTCACCCCGTCAGGCGGGACGGGCCGACCATCTCTCAACGTGTCGCCGACGAAGTGCCACGCGCGGATGCTCATCGATTTCTCCTGTTTGTATAGCGCCGACTCTACCACTACGCCTAGCGCATCGTCAAATAGAAGGCGCCTATCACTCTGCGCCGCGCTATGCAAACGATTTTGCGGATAGGTGTTGCATGGTGTCTGCGCATCGGCAGAATAAGCGCATCGCAACGGAGGAAAGCAATGACACCGCAGACCATCACCACGCCGGACGCTCAAATTAGCGTCCACGTCAAAGACTACGTGATCTTCGTCACCATCCAGACCTCGCAGGCGACGCAAGTCGTTCGCCTGCTGGCCGACGAGGCTATCGACCTCTACGCCGCGCTCGACGTGGCAATCGACCGGGCGCGCGAAGCCGAGCCGCAGCCCGAGCCGGAGGACACGAAGGCTTATCGCTGGCTCGGCGCATCGGAGGCTGATCGTGGACTTTGAACTGTATTGCGCCTACTGCGGCTCACCGAAAGGCGAGCGCCTGCAGTGCTGCGGCGAAACACACTGGCTCACTCGCGAGGAATACATCGAGGATGCCGGCGAAGACCCGCGCGACACCGTAATGCCGCACCCGGCAGACACGCCCGACTACCGCACCGCCGCCGAGTACTACGCCGACAAGGCGCGGGCCGAGCGTTGGAACCGACTCTGGGGAGATGACTGATGAAGAACGTCACCACACCGCGCACGCTGGAAGACAGCAGCTTTCAGGTCGGATATCGAGGCTACGTGCCGTCGCGCTCGCGCTGGACGGCGCTTGGCTTCGCCGCGACGTTGGCTCTGTGGGCTGTCATCGGGCTGTTGCTTGCTTGGAGGGGCTGATGGAAACGCCGAACTTCTCCACCGCCAACGCCGACACGCTGATCGACTGGGCGGAATACATGTCCGACGACGGCCTGCAAGGCTGGCAGAAAGACGCCGCCCGCGTCGGGTGCCTGCGTGCCATCGTCAAGGCTCTTGTGATGGAGCGCGACGACTGGAAGCGTCGCCACTACCACGCAAACGAACTGCTACGGCAGCGCAAGGAAGAAGCATGAAGTTCCCGCCGCTCACTGACATTCCAGTCCCTGACACGATGGAGCTACGCGGGAAAGATGCATTTGAGGCACTGGTCGAGCACTTCGACTTTGCCATCGAAGACACGATCCCGATGGGCCTTGACATCATCCCGACCGAGGAAGACAAGCAGCGCGAGCGCCTGCGCCGCGCCGGCCTGTTGCCCGACGTGAACCTCGCCGACGTATGGGAGCACGCGCGATGAACGAAGACGACATTGACGGCGCCGGAATCATCATCGGCGTCACGCTCGGGCTGGCATTGTGGGCCGCTATCGCAACAGTCATCTTCATAGTGAGCGCCTAATGATGCACGACGCACTCTACGCAATCCGCGCCGCATACGCCGAGCTTGTGCGCGCGTATCGGTTCGCTCGATACATGCGGGCCGGTGGCAATCCTGACTATTTGCCCTTCTAGGACGACCATGAGCGATCTACTCAAGATCAACGTCAACGAACACACCGAGCGCAAGAACGGGCTCACGTACCTGTCGTGGGCGTGGGCGTGGGCCGAGGTGCTAAAGGTTGACCCGATTGCTTGCTGGCAGCCGATGACGTTCGGCCCCAAGGACAGCCCCGTGCCGTACCTTGCAATGCCTGACACCTCGATGATGGTCGGCGTGCAAGTGACGATCAAGGGCATCACGCGCACGTGCCTGCTGCCGGTCATGGATCACCGCAACAAGGCTATCAAGAACCCGGACGCTTTCCAGGTCAACACCGCGCTCATGCGTTGCCTAGCGAAAGCTATCGCAATGCACGGGCTCGGGCTTTACATCTATGCCGGGGAAGACTTGCCAGAGGGCGAGGAAAAGCCGGAAGACAAGAAGCCGACCGGCACGCACAACGCGCCTCGCATGGCATTTGACGAATTGCAGCCCGAGGTGCAGGACCATCTTCGCAAGGTCGCGCCGACCGTCATCGCAGCCGTCCAAGCCGACAACTGCGCCACCGCCATCGCTCTGATGGAGATGGTCGCCGACACCTGGCCGGAAGACGACCGCATCAAGCCGGCTATCTGGAGTTTGTTGGACAGCAAGACACGCAGCGCAATCAAGGCGCATCAAGCGAAGGAATGAGCATGCACATCGGCATCGAACACCACAACGATAAGTTCAACGTCGCGCTTTCAACCAAGGAAGGCTCCAAACCGTTCCTCACGATCAAGGATTGCCGCGTCGTGCAGGGCTCGCGCGGGCCTTTCATTTCGTGGCCGGCGCGCAAGCTGGACTCTGGCAAATACTGGCATCACGTCTATGCGTCAGACGTGTTCGCCGAGCACGTGCTGAAGGCTTACGACGAAAGCAAGCCGGCAAAGAAGCAGGCTGCTCAGGACGACGACTCAGACATTCCGCCGTTCTGATGCACTCGACCACGCTATACGACTGGGCCACGGCGAACGCAACGATAGTCAAGCTCGCCGCGTGGCTCAAGCCTCGACTGATGGCGGGGCATTCCTACACGCTGACGCTTGAGGATGCCAGGCGCACTGGCGACCAAAACGACAAGCTGCACGCGATGCTATCGGACATCGCGCAGCAAGTCGAGTGGGCTGGGCAGAGGTGGAGCGTAGAGGATTGGAAGCGCCTGCTGACGTATGCGTGGATGCGCGCAGAAAAGCAGTCTGCACAGATGGTGCCAGCAGTGGACGGCCACGGGTTCGACGTGCTCTATCGGCGAACGTCGCGCCTTAGCAAGAAAGAACTGGCGTCGCTGATTGATTACATCTACGCTTGGGCGGCAGAACAGAACGTGATTTGGAGCGATACGCATGAGTGAACTAACCGACGCACGCTGCGCAATCCTGCGTGCCCTTCGTGGCCTGCGCATGGTCGGCAACGCACGCGCACTGATGACCGTCACCAGGCTGCCACCTGACACGCTACAGCGTGCTCTGCGGTCGCTGGAGGTGGATCAATGGGTGTACTACGACCGCACCATTCTCGATGGCGTGTACCGCTTGGAGCCGGCGCGCAGGATGCGGCATATCAGGCTGAAAGAGCAGCAGGAGGAAGAAGCATGACAGAACATCAACGAGCCGCCATGCGTGCGGCGATCATTGCGCTGATCGACGCATCGGAGCAGTGCCCGAAGCCGTACAGCACGGCGTGCGCACGTGCTGCCGAATTCCTCCGCGCCGCACTGGCGCAGCAGCAGCAGGCCGAGCCTGTGGCACTGACAGATCCACTTCATGACGACGCATATTTGCGCGCCATTGCACTTGGATTTCCTACGGGCGATGCGCGTCGATGGACGCTTTGCCGCATTGCGGATCGCATAGGGCAGACGCCACCGCGGAAGCCTAGCGCCATCAACTACTTCCGCGTTCAGGAGATTGCCGCGAAGCGCAGGCTGAACTACAACGATTTTTCGTCTGCACTGCGTGACTACATCGGAGCCGACCATGAGTGACAACCTGCCGCCGCTGCCAGAAACCACGTGGATGCTTTGGCTCCTTAGCGCCTACGAAGACCCGTACTGCTCGTACTCTGAGGGCTACACCGAAGGAGACATGCTGGCCTACGCCACCGCCGCAGTAGACGCCGCAGTAGCCGCCGAGCGGGAGCGGTGGGCCGACGAGATCGAGAACAGACGCTTAGAAATCAGGCAGCGCGCCATCGACTACCTCGCGCTTGATACGGAGGCGCGGGCGTTGCAGGACGAGGTCGAGCGACTGCGCGCCGAGCGCGATGCGCTGAAGGCGGATGCTTCTTCGTGGAAGCAACAGGCAGAGGACCGCGAAAAGGACTGCGTGCAGTTCATCGCTGAGCGCGATCAGGCAAGGATGCAACGCGAACGCACCGTAGAAATCTTGGTCGAGA